GCGTGTATCGCGGCATTGAGCTGACGCTGATGCACTACGACCGCACCACAGGCGCTTACTTGCCGCAGGTGGTCGTCGGAAGCATGGGCAACTGGTGCAAGCCGATTTACGGCAGCACCCGAAAGGAGGAGTAACCCAACGCCCCCGCCCCGGAAGTACGAGGGCAGAAAGGAGCTTTCCCCATGCAGCAGCTAACCGTGGAAGATATAGCCCACATCATCGGGCTATACCGCCAGACACATTCCCGAAAACAAGTTGCCCGCGAGCTGGGCTTGTCCGAATACCGCGTTCGCCGAATTCTAATCGACAACGGCATTTTGAGCGACTACGATGCCGCCATAGCTGCCGCCATTGCCGCAGGGGACAGCCTTGAAGATGCAGCGCGGAAATTTGGCGTAGCGCCGAACACCATCCTTTCCCATCTGGCATATACAAAAGGCGGATATTGCCTTGCCCCGGACAGCGAAAACGCTAAACGAATCCGCAAATGCAGAGAAAAGAAAAAAGCATCCGCCGAAGCTGATGCCTTTCCCTTGAAACCATGATATTTGTACTGTTTCAATTCCACACCTGTTGTAACAGGTGACGAGTTGATTGTACCACATCATTTTCAGTTTGTCAATCCCCCCCGGATTACAATTGGACGAAAGGAGAAAAGAACTTGGAACTGCACTACTGTGAAGAGCTTTTTACGCGCGAAGAAGTCAGCGCGTTGTTCAAAGATTATATTCGGAGGCATCCTGAACACGACATAAAACCTGCTGCCCCCTACCCCTATTATTTGGGCGGGCCGATTGGTGCTTGGTGTGCGGATGTACACAATTTTGCGTTTGAGGACGTCCTTGTTCTCGACGAGGACAAGGAAGTATATCTCCAATGGCAGTACACAACCGGCGGAGACGAACTCGCACTATAATAAAATCATAACGCAGCCAAATCATTCTGAAAGGAGCATCCTCATGCAGCTTACCGCCAACACCACCCGCCGCCGCTGCACCCGTAACCCGTTCGCCCTTCTCCGCGCCGTCCTGTCCGCCGCCCCGGCGTCCAGCTATTCCGTGCTGGTCGCCGGGCGGACTATCGGCAGCTACGCCACGCGCGAAGAAGCGGAAACCGCCCTGCACCGTCTGACATATCCGCAGCAGCAGCGCGCCGCCGCAGAAAAGCGCATTGCCGAGCTGGAAGCTGCCATCCGTCAGCAGGAGAAGGACGCGCAGAAATCATTCGCCGCCATCGACGTTGCGCGCGGTTGCGGCATTTCCGTCCATTATTTCAGCGGGACGGGGACGACAACAGCAATTGATAATCTGCTTAAATGATAGGGAGGAACAAAAAATGATAAAAAAAGATGGGAATAGAATCGCCAAGTGCATCATTCTGACGAAAGAGCAGAATGCGCAGATTAAGGACGTAGCAAAAAAGTTAAGCCTGAACGATTCGGCTGTCATTCGGCTTGCCATCTCGGAGTGGCTGGAGGAAAGAGTGCGGAAGGAATAAGCGGAAAAGTTGCAAAAAAACTTGCGAAAAATCTCAAAAAGGTATTGATAAGGTATATATCTTGTGATATAATACATAGTGTCAAGGGACGGTACAAAATAAAAGCCCCCGGACAGAAAGAGGTAACGTATGGATTGCAAGGAAATCATGGAGATTGCAGATAACATGGACGTCGAAGCTACGGCGGAAAAAATTCTTGCGGAGATGGAAAAGGCAAAGGAAGATGAATGTTTGAATTTTTACGACTGGGGTCTTCGCAACGATGACCGGGAGTTCTGCGTTGGAGATAGCATCCCCAACTCGTACAATTGGTACGACGGAGAGATGAGTGATGAGGAACTTGATGGCGTCTGTGCAACGCAAATTGTTATCGCAAATTCGCGTGAAAAACAGCTCAAGAATATCGCGCGGGCGTTGCGCATTAACAAGGTGTATTATAATGAGCACCTGTACCTGATGCGCTGCGATGGAGACAATAGCCATGTTGGCGAGGACGAGCAGGAGATTATCATGTGCGATGCAGAGGTCGTTGCGGTTATTAGATAATCGGCAGGGGGTGTCGAGTTGGATAAGACTTGCCCAATATGTGGTGGGCGCGTTCCCGACGGTCGGCGGATTTATTGCAGCGAAGGGTGCTACAAAATAAGCGAGAAACGTCGCCAGCGCGTCGGGACTGGTGCTCAAAGTGGAAATCCAGAAATGGTGCATACATTTACTTGCCCGGACTGCGGAAAAGTTGTAACCCGTCCGACAAAGTGCACACGCTGTGAAGAATGTCAGGACGCAGCGAATCGGCTGCATAACGCAATTTACAGGCGAAGCGGCGCAAGAAGACCGCTTGGAAGCACGGATAAGTGCGCGCGATGCGGGAAAGAGTATATTGTCTTTGGCGGAAAGCAGAAGTACTGTCCAGCATGTAAGGAGAGTGCAACTGCGGAAGCAATTCGGGAACAGCGACGTGCGTCAATGGAAGAAAAGCGCAATAACGCTGTCACCGGAAATATCATAAGAGAGCGAAAGCGAGTTGTTCCGAAGGAGAAAATTTGCAAGTACTGCAAAAAGACATTTTCTGTCGTCGGAAATGGAGAATATTGTTCAGAAGAATGCCGCCTTGCTGCTAAAAAGGAGTATCTAAAAGAGTATGACAAGGCGCGTGCTGAACAGAAACGTGCGGCACAGAAAGCACGCTATGAAGCGATGACTGCGGAACAACGAGAAGAAGCAAATCGCAAAGCACGCGAAAACTACGCGAAACGCAAAAAAAAGGAAGGTAAAAGATAATATGGAGAAGCGCCCCTACTATATCCTGCGCCTAACGTATATGCCGCAAATTGATTACGATCGGTTCAAATGCCGCTGGGGCGACCCCGCGAAAGAAATTCCCGTCGCGCAATGGGAAGATAATAAGCCCGAAACGCGCTATGGCTATGAGGACAAATACGTCATGCAAGCCATGCACTACAAAATCGACCTGTACGAGGAATCCCTCAGCAAGGAAGCGCAGCGCGAATTGCAATCAGCCGTTCCCGTGTACTTCCTCCGCTTCTACAAGCGCGCAGAAATTGAGGGATGCACCGCCGAAAATCCTTTTGTCGCTGTCGAAGCAGACTTGACGTATCGCCTATTCACCTTCGAACGCGAATAATGGAAATAAAAAAAGACCGGGACATTACGTCCCGGCTTTCTTTATATTCCTTTTGGGTAAAATCTCGGAGTATTTCTGCGCCTCGTCGTACTTGTTTTTAAGCGTGTGTATAATATAGTCAATCTTGCGAATGCTCATATTGTACTGTATTGATTGCTTTGTGCGTGTCCAGCCCTTCGCCCGCGACCTGATAATCAGTTCTTCTTCCTCGGACAAACAGGCTTCATCCACAAAAGCATCTACAACCGCTTTTGTCCATACGACTTCGCGGCTCATGCGTTACTCCTTCGTTTTATCCTTGCCATCCGCGACCGCAGCCGCGTCCGTCATGCCCTCTCCGATGATGTAGGCGATAACCGTAGCACCCGCCATGATGATGCTGCCGACCTGTGTTGCGGTTTCATCCGCCACGCCGAATGCCATAATCAGCATGGTTACAAAGGATACAACCGCCGCCCAGAACTTGCGGCTTGTCAGTTTGCGCTTCAAATTCTCACTCATTTTGCATTTCCTCCCTTTAGGGCATTGCCCCTCAACCAATTATCAATTTCCCTGCTTGCCGCCGTCATTTCGTCGGCGTTGCCGTTGTGTAACTCATGCTCCAAAAGTGCCTGTACTCCGGCGCACGTTACCATCAGTCCATCACGCAAGCCGCCGATGCGCTCTTCGTGTCCATCGAGGCGGCGCTTGTCTGTGTCCAGCTTGCGATTGATGTCTGACACGCTGGATGCCAGCGCGTTTGTTGGCTGCTCCTGTCTCTTGCGTTCATCACGCGCATTTTTTCGCGCGGTATAAAATGTATTGTATGCTCCCAGCAGAACGAGAATCACGCCCAGCGCCAGAATCAGTTTATCGGCGGTGATGTTCTCCATCTCAACCTACCCCGCCTTCCAGTGCGGTGACGCGTTCCTCCAACTTTTCGATGCGTTCCGCAAGCTCGTCAAGCGTGGGTGTTTCCGTTTTGGAAATACCCACATCGACAAACTCCACCATCATGTAGCCCTGATTCGTCTCCGTCTCGACGTGAAGCCATCCGCCACTATTCCCGATGACGTTGACAGTCGTGCCGATTTTGACCTTTTCCAGCACCTTTGCGGATTTGCTCGGCTCTGCGCGAAGATTGACCGTGCTGCCGCTCTGCGCTGTCACACGTCCGACGCAAATAACATCGTTGCTATCATCCACCATTGGTGTATCCTCCTTGTAATCGACTTTCTTGAGGTATCCTGCACACGTCCACGATTTGACGGGTGAAGCGACGAAGCCTGTTGCGCTGCTCTGCGCATTGAGAACCTTGCCGTCCTCACCCATCAGCCCGATGTGGTAAAAATCCCTCAAATCGCCGTTGTAGTATTTTCCGCCCTGCTTGTAGCCAGACGGCAAGGCATACCGCGAATTACCCGGATTCCGGCACTTAAAAACAGCCATTCCTGGCTTTGCGGCAGAAATCGGGACAAGCTCAACAATTTCCGTCCGCGCAATTCGGTTGCTGCCGTGGTAGATGTGCTGTCCGTGCTGACGGTATGACCACACAAACGCGCCGGAGCAGTCAACGTTCCCCGCCTCCGCTGCACCAGCCGTATACTTCCAGTGCTCGGAAAGCATCCGCTGGAAGTCGCCCAGAATGGCGCATACTGCGATTTTGGGCATGATGACACCTCCTCAAACTTGGTACAAACTTGGTACTAACTTGCAACTAACTTGCTACCAATTGCAACTTAGATTGTTGCCGCGTCTTCCTTATTTTCCGCCGCGTCCAGCGAATCATAGTACGCCTGCGCCAGCTTCTCGATTTCCGCGATGTCATCCTCATTAAACAGCCCGTTATCGACGTGCGTGTACGCCTTGTCGAGCCAAAACGCCACATCACGTCCAGCGGAAATCTCGCGCTTAATCGCGCGGAGAGTCAAATCGTGCCGTGCCTTACTACTAATAGCCATAAAGATACCTCCTTAATTTTGCGTCATGGACGCAACCGCATCCTCAAGATTTTTGATTACAATGGTCACGTCTCGCTGATACGTTGCCGTTGCGCCAGCGCCGCCGCTTGTGCTGATGACGGTCGTCGGGGCGTAGGTGGTCAGCGCTTTGTACGCGGCAATTTCAGCAGCGGAAAGGGCGGTTTCGACGGGAGTCGCAAGCGATGTCAAAACATACACCTCTTTCGCGTCGAGGAATGCTTTGAACTCATCAAGTGTTGATGTGCCTTTTTGCGCATAGGCAAAGCCGATGAGGTTGTTTTGGTTTGCGATAGCGCCGCCGACAACTTCCGAACCTACGGTGGTGGAAAAGTGCGTACAAAGAACATTTGTCGCAGAAGTGCCAGCGAACCAAGCAAAGTATCTATCAACCTTTTGTCCAGACGTCTGCCAGTTGAGTGAAGACGTTACCTTGATTTTGGTGATGCGCTGCACGCGCACCCCGCGCGCCAAGTCCACCTCATCGCACACCCACTGCTGCCCGTTCTCGTCCGTGTAGTTTCCGCCGGATGTGACCGGGATGCCCGGAAGCTCGTTCGGCGTTTGCAGCGTCAGCGTCTGCGAATTGTTCGCGCCGTCCGACACCGAGACCACCACCGTTCCTCCGTCACCCGCGCTGACAATCGGCACGGGCGCAGTCGGGAGCGGCGTACCGTCCTGCGTGCTTTTGCCGCAGACGCGCAGACCGACAAAAGGCGCGGCAAAAGAATCCGTCGCAGTAATCGACGCGCCGGACACACTGCCAGATAACACATTCGCTCGCGCAGAAAGCGTGTTGGCGGTATTCGCAACCGCGCGGATAGCGTCGCCAGCAGCTTTCGCGTCCGCCGCGCGGTTCTCCAGCGCCAGCGTCTTGTCCGTCACCAGCGCCGTTGGAATCCCACCGTTTGCGCCTGTGCCGTAAAGCGCCTGAATCACACCAATCGTGCTTGCATCAACCATTAGTTGCCACCTCCCAATTTCACCCACGCGCCCTGCGCGTCCTTCTGCCACATCGAGCCGAACCCGGCGGTGTACGCCAGACTGCCGATGCTTCCGGACTTCCCCGGCTCTGTGCCATTGGAAATGTCGGCGGCGTTATCCAACATCCACTCAACATAGTCCGTGTGGATAGTCTCGCCGTTATTCCTGCGGATTAGATTCCACGCCATTTTGTGCCGCCTCCTTAATTGTGATGATGATACTATCAGATTCAAGCCCGATGTTGCTGCTCGCGTCAACCGCCTGAAATGCAACAATCCGCGTTCCGCTCCCGGTAAATTGAAACTGCTTTGTGAACGTTATCGTTTCCTGATGAACGTCATAGATTCGTTCGGTTACTGTTCCGTCCACAAGGAAACGGATTGATGCCGCGTTCTTCTGCGTCACCGTGAACGTCACGCTTTTGCCGACGGTGATTGTCGTTTTGTCCGCTTCAACGCTGACAATTCGCGGACGCTGCTCTTCAAGCGCTGATACATCATCCTTCCACGCTGCGTATAGCTTGCTATAATTTTGCGCGGCGGTGTTTGAGCGATACGCCGCCATTTGCAGCAGTTCCAGCAGTAACAATTTTTCCTCGTCCGTGATGTACTTCCCCAGAAACTGCTGCGCTGCGGATGTTGCGCTTTCTGCCGCTGCATTCGCGCTTGCCGCTGCGTTTGTGCAGTCTTCCACCTTTGCAAGCACCTTTGTAATGTCGGGGATGACGTTATCCGGGTCGTACACCGTCCCGGTTGCCCCCGCCGCGACGCGCCCCTCAAGCCACAAGATAGCCGTCGTGTCCTCGCTGACTGTTGCCGTGACCATCAGGCGGAAACGCCCAACAACCGCGTAACAAGCAGCGGAAAGCGTTACGGATGCCACGCCGTCGCTAACCGCGCCTTGGAGAAGAATCGTCGGGTTATCGTCCGTGCTTGCGACGCTATCCAGCCTGATAAAGCTGCCGACAATCGTTGCGCCCGAATCCATGCTGTACGGCGCGCCGTCCTTCTCAAACGCGATTTTTAGCGTGTGGGCGTTCGCCTCGCCTTGCACGAGAGCCGCTTTAAGCGGTGTCATACGCAACCCAGAAGACAGGTTGCAAGTATAATTTAACTCATTCATGCGTCCTCCTTATTCCGTTCCGGCGGAAATAAGCCCACTCTTGCCGCCCAGCGCCTCGATGATGCCGCTGACGCTCTTTCCCTCCGTTGACATGGTGACTTGTACCTTCTGCGGCTCAAGCAGCACATTGTCCGCGTTGAGCGTGAGGATGCGCTCATCATAGCAGCGCCCGAATTTAGGCATTGCAACCCGGCAAATGCTCCCCAGCCGGAAATGGTCGTATGGCAAGCCTGTTATGGCGGAAAGCTCCACGAGTGAAACGTCGATGGAAATCGGCGGGGTTTTCTTTTTCGCCAGTTCCTTCTTTGCGTTCTCCAGCAGCGTCTCCTTGTCCGTGATGCTGTTATCCGAGTATTTGCCACACACGATGCCCCACTCTTCGATGGTGTCCGCGTCGATGTAGTCCTTGCCATCGTTTACCGTGCCGACGGTGATGCCGTTTTTGCCGTATGCGTACATACGGGTCACAAGGTCGTCGCGGTCGGTGCTGACCGTTGCGCTGGTTAGCGCACCGTTAAAACGCGCTTCGCAGGAGACGGTGTTTGGCATATTAACGAGGTTGAGCGTCCACGGATGGGTGGAAAAGTCGTACTGCCACATCATTTCTGCGGGCGACAAGTTCTTGACGTTGTTGATTGCTGTCCAGATGTTCGTTCCCGCGTCAAAGTCGTATGTGAGGTGTTGCGATAACTCGCACGTTCCCATCTGCCAGCGTGTTTCCGGCTGGTAGGTGAGAAGCTGTGCCAGCACGTCAACCGCGTCAACGGATGCACTGCCTATTTTTAGCTGCTCCGGAAGAAGCCCGTCCATCAGCGTGGAAATAGCGTGGTCAAGGTTTACTTCCTGCGTCGCGTAATTTCTGTATGTCTGCGTGTCCGAGCGCAAGCGGAAAATGCCGACGCTGCCGCCGATGTGGTACAACTCCACGAACTGCGTTACGTCCATCCATGTACCGTCAACGAGCGTCATACTCGCGGTAGAAATGTCGTCGATTGTTAGCGATAGAGACAGTGAAGAGGGGCGCAAGCGCTTGATTTCTCGCAGATTTTTGTCCAGCAGACGCGGCAAACGGACGTTGTTGGTGTATGCTTTGCTTGCGTCCGGGTCGGGGATGATGCCGGAAACATAGTCGATTGTGATGTAGATGTCGCGGACGTCTACGTTAAACGTTCGTTCGTCGCTGTCTGTGTAAATCTTTTTCCACATTTGGAAAGAGAGTATTGCAACAAACGATGTTGTACTTGCTCCGTCTGGAAGCGTGATGGACGAAAATCCAGCCTCGTCAACATGGACGTCGTTTACGTCCTGCTTTTGTTGATTGCCCCAAAGGTCGCGCTGAAAATCTGCGTGTACTCGTGCGGAGGTGATTACTGCGTCGGCTGGAAGAACAACCGGAAAAGTGACCTTTGTCCTCCCGATTGTTGGATAGCCGACCTCCATCTGCCAACCAGTGGGATTTTCCACATCAGGGTTTACCTCAAGACGGCATTTTATTTTGGACGTTAGGGTTACTTCCTGCGGTGTGCCATATGCTTTGTAGTTAATATTTCCGCCCCCTCGCCGTGACCGTCAGCGACAAAAGCCCGTCGCCGCTGAACGACACCTTGTTGATTCCGGGCTTTAGCGTGATTTCGTCGGCAGATTGTCCGTTTCGGTTGCCCATCGCGGATTGCCCTGCCGCCGTGATTTGCTGGATGCCGTTATCGTCGTGTATTATGCGGATTTCCTCGCCCGTTTTCACGCTGATATTCGTCAGCACGATTTTTTCGCTTCCGCAACTGATTGCAACGTTTGTCAGCGGGTCGATTGCCACAAAAACCGCTTCAAGCGGACACGCCACGTCCCCGCGATTGTAAACCGTCAGGATGCCACTTTTGCTTGCTTCAACTGTTTCCATTTTGGAAACAGTTGCTTCCTCCCACCACGGGCGCTGGTATGCCGTCAGCTTGATTTCCAGCGTATCCGTCCACTTGAGCGCGGAAACACTCGCCGCCTCGATGCTGTCGATGTACAACCGCTGTCCCGGGCGGTATGACGTGCGCAGGTACTGTCCACCGCTGCCCCAGCGCATGATTTTACCGAGGACAAGCTGCCTGTGGATTGTGTTTGCGTCGTGAATCTCAACGGCGATTGTTACCGTGATGGACTGCCGAAGCTGCCCGGTGAGGTACAGCCCCCCGCCGGGGCGTGCTTCGGTCGTCACGGCTTCCTTCGGCGCGTCCTCCGAAATGTCGATGATGATAATGGACGGGTCGAGGTCTTCCAGCGCTTCCTCACCCATCCACGCGCGGTATCGTGTTACCATTTATCGCGCCACCTCCATCAGATTTCCACGGATGCCCCTGCCGATTATCTTGTTAACAATGGGCGCAACCGCCGTTGCGACGGTTTTGCCATCTACGCTGAATGTGTTATTGATGGTTGTTGGCGGAAGCCCAGAAACAGCGTTCGCAATTTCGCCCGGGTTTGTTACTTGCACAAAAAGAACGCCGTCGCTATTGCTAAAAATGTTGGGTGCGCTATTGTTTCTTAGGCTTTCCTTGTAGTTCTCCATCATTTCTCCAAGCGCATTGAAAATAGACTGCGTTACAAAATCTTCCTGTATCGTTCTACTTTCGATTTCTTTTGCTGCGTCAATGGCGCTTTCGATGGCGGAGAAAACATTGCCGCCCGTTGTTTTTTCTTGCTGTTCGCTCGAAGGTGCGCCGATGTATGTATTCGGCACAAATTTAGGGTGCGCTGCGTTGGCAATAATCGTGTCCATCATATATAGTGGCGGCATATCTTTTGTTGCTCGATTGTTCCACTGCTCCGCTTCTTCGGCTTCCCGTTGACGCTGGTTTTCCTCCATGCGCTGTTCCAAAATGTCAACGATGTCGTTCATTTCCTGCGTCTTCATTTCAACGAGCCGATTCCACCGCTGCGCGCGGGCTTTGATGTCGTCGGGCATTAGCCCATCTTCAATCATGTCCGCATAGCCGCTTCGCGCTCGTGCCTGTTCGCGGGCGCGGCGTGCTTGCGCTTGCTCTTTTAGCGTCGGGGCTGTTTTTTCGTGCGCAATATCTTCTTCTCGCTGGTCAGCATCTCCGCGAACGAAGAAATCGGATATCCACGGCTTATCTTTCAGTTCGTAATCAATTTGCTTGAACCCCAACTGTTCGAGAAGCGCATTGATGCCCGGAATTTCTGCTTCCAGCGTCTCGCGCATTGTGTTGATGCCAGCCAAAACCGCGCTGTTATTTTCCGCCATGTATGCCGCGATTGCGTCCTTTTGCTCAAACGCTTCGAGCGACTTTTGCACGGTTTCCAGCATCGCCTGATACGTCTCATCGTCCGCCAGCGTATACCGCGTTTTGGTTTCCGCCATCGCGTTTTCTTCGTCGCGGGCGCGCTGGTAGTCTGCATTTAGCTGCTTGATTTCTTCCGGCGTTAGATTCAGCAGACGCGAAAGGTACGCATCGTTATCGCGGGAGTATGTAGTAAGCCCTGACAAGATGCCAACGTCAACGCCAGACGCTTCGGCTTGCTGCAAAGCATCATTGTAGGCATGTAGCGCATCCGCATTCGTTCCGTACCAACTTAGCACATTTTCCTTGCTGTAATCGGTATCGAGGAGCTTCTTCATTTCCTCCTGCGTGTGCGTTACCATGTAGCCCATGCCCGACGCAACGCCCTTGTAGGCTTCCTGCGCCTTTTTCAGCGTGTCCGCACGGTACGTTTCTACGTCTTTCAGCGCGGTCTTTAGGTCTTCGAGGGCTTTCTGTTCGTCCTCGACGGCTTTATCGAAATCGTATTGCTTTTTGGCTTTTTCGTTTGATTCTACAAAGTCATTTTGTGCTGCTGTTGCATCATTATATGCCTTTGTATCTTCTTGTAGTTTTTGAGTTGTTGCTTCTATTTGCTTTTGATTCTCTTGCTGCTGTGCAATGTAGTAGTCACTTGGGTTATTATACGCCTCTTCGGCTTCCATTAGCTGGTTCCATGCGTCTGCTGCTGTACCAGTCAGCTGATAATACCCATATTCGCGCTTTAAGCCTTTTTGTACATTTTGTTGCTGTGTGTATTGCGACGGGTTGCCGGGTGATGATTTTGTAAACTCTTCCCATGTATCTGCAAAAGCAAGATTTGGGACTGTGCTTTTAAAGTATTCGTATGCTCTTTCGAGGGCGGCTTTCCTTTCCGCTTTGATTGTTCCGCTTTCTGCGGAATCAATAATTGATTGCAAATATTGATTATACGCATTCAGTTTCGCAAGTTCTTGCTTGTCTGCATCTACAAGCGCCGCAGCGTCGTTCACCGCGTTCTCGTGTGCAGCGTATTGGGACACTCCGTTTACAGCATCAACGTACTGATTTATTGATTCCGTGTTCCCAATGATTGCGTCCGAAGTCAAATCAACGTATTGCGCCAAACCCGGCATGACGTTAATAAGCTCCTCAATCGCAAGTCTCCACGCATCGGTGGACTTTATAGCCTCTCCGCTTTCGTCCTCCATGTTGCGCATTGCGTTTACGATTGTCATTGACTCTGCGTAGGTTGCTTGTGCATCAAATAGGGCTTGGTTGCGTTCTGTATAGATTTTTTCCGCGTCTTTGTACTGGTATGACTTATCCGACAGCACGTTGTTGAGCAGAGAAATCGCGGGCGTTACAACGCCCAGCAGCCCCTTGCCAAACTCCGTCTTAATGCGGTCGAGGTTCGTTTGAAGCTTGCGCATCTCGTTTGAGAAGCTGTCCCCGGTTCGCGCAAAGTCGCCCTGAGCGTCCTTCGTGGCTTCCAGCAGATACTGATAGCGCAACGTCGCCTGTTCCGCCTGCGACATCTTATCAAACGCCTTGTTCATGCCCTTTTCGAGGGCAAAGGCGTTTAGGTTTGCAACGGACATATTGATGCCCAAAGATTTTACATTTATACCCTCGGTTTCCCGATATTTTGTAGGGGATTAGACTATCTCTTCGCCCTTTCGGGGGGGCGGCTGGCACTTCGCGTCGTGCTAATCCCGACGCTACAATTAGTCGTTACACCTTCCGTCAGTGACGGCTTGGCACGGTATTGTCGTGCTTGCTATTGGCAAGTTTAGAGTTTTACCGTTAGCGCATTTTCATGCACACCGCTTTTGCTTGCGTTCACCAGCAGTTTCAAAACGGATTCCTCCGTTAAGCCGCTAAAATCAACGGTTCTGTTTCCCCGGAGATGCCGGAGCGGATTTTCTCAAATGCCGTATCGTGGTCGAGGTTGTAGAATGACGCCATATCCGCCGCCAGACCCGCCATATCCATTGACATTTGGAGAACTTGGTCATCGGCAATGCCCATGGATTTCAGCATAGCGCCCAGTGTAGACGAATACTGTTTCGCCTTGGTTTCCGTGATGCCGTAGGCGTTCAGCGCCTCCTGCGCCCACTTGTTGATGGTGGACGCGGAATCTTCAAACGTCACGTCCACAACGTTCTGCGTCTCCACAAGGTCGGACGCAAGTCCGATTGATTCGTCAATCGAACCCGTGATGCCGTCGATAATGCTGTTTATGCCGTTCACTGCCATGTTAGCAAGGAACTGCCCGCTTGCAATATCGCCAATCACATCAAGGCGGCTCAAAAATCCGCTCAGAACACCGCCGCCCGAATCGCCAGAACCGCCGCCGTCTGCGGCTTGCTGCAAAGACTGGATTTGCTGCTGCAAACGCTTGATTTCTTCCGTCGCCTGCGTGGACTGCTGCTGCGCTTGCTGCAATTCCGTCCGAAAACGTCCGCCGTCAAACGTCGGATGAATAGCAAGGCTGTTAAGTTCCTGCTGAAACTGCTCCATTTCCTGCCGGATTTTATTCAGTTCCTGTGTGTATCCGCTTGTATCAATCTTAAAACTTGCGTACAACTCAAATGCTTCCGCCATCTTCTGCACCTCCCTTCGCCATTAGTCCGTTTATAATGTCGTCGCAGATTTCCTCTGCTGTTTTTTGCTTTGTTTCGTGCTTCTCTTCGCCGAAAACGTCGCTGTATGACGGGATTTCCAGATTCGCGCCGCCGAACGACGAAATAGCGAGCACCGTCATCCATGCCATATTAGCCATGTAGCAACGTTTTGCTTCCTCCTGCGTTTCGTGCGCCAGAAGCACCCCCAGCGCGTGAACGTTTTGCGGGCGGTACTTGTACAGCACAGGGATTACATGATGCACCCCAGACGAAGCGCAAAGGTAAAAAAAGCAAACAGCGAATCGAGCGTGTCCTTGTCCATCATGGCGGCGGTTTCCGTGAAGTCCATTTCTGCGACTTCCTCCGCCGTCTTGCCGTGCATCGCGCCGAGAATCCCCATCGTTTCCTTCGGATGCTTGGCGTACAAAATCGGCAGCATCTTCATCAGGATGTCGCGCCCGACAACGTCGCCCTTGCTCTTTTCTTCAACAAAGGCTTTCATTTCCTTGCTGTTTACCAGCTTATCGATGTACGGAATGGCGTTCGCCATCTGCTCAAATGCGGTTGCGGTATTCATGCGTTTTCCTCCTCAAAATTCACGAAAGTGCGGCAGGGCGCGAACCCTGCCGCGTGTTATTAAGCGGCGGGGTCGAAGAAAATAACCTCGCAAGGGGCATATCCGTCGGTTTCCAGCCCGTCCTGATGCGCGGTAAACTCCACCGGAATAGTGCCCTCGCCCTTGTCCGTCCACGTCAGCGTTGCGCCCGCCGTGTTCAGCGCGTTTTTGATGGCAATCAGCACATAGCCCTTCGAGGTGTCGCCCACCCAGACAAGGCTATCAATATAATCCGCATCCTTAATGTCGGTGCGAATCTTGATTGTGTGCTTCTTCTCCGTGTCCGTCACGTCGGCAGTGCCGAAAGAACGCTTAAGGTTGGTGGCGTTGATTTCCAGCAGGGTAGTCGTCAGCTTGATAGTCCAGCCATCGTTGACGCTGCTGCCTTTCCATTCCTCGCGCTTGCCGTCCGCTTCGATGCTGCGCGTGTTGGGCGTGCAGACGAACGTGCCGCCGCCGCGCGTTGCGCCAATCAGCGCAGAGCCGCTTGTCTTTTCGCGCTCCGTTTTCAGCAGCGCGCCCAGCGTCGCCGCGTCCGTGGCGGTGGAATAGTCAAAATTGGCGAGAAACATCCCGGCATTGAGCTGCAGATTCTCAAATGTACTTGCCCGAAGCCCAGTCGTCATTTTGTTACCTCCTGTTAGGTGTAGTAAGTCACGATTTCATAGTAAATCCGCCCATAGCAGACGCTTTTGAGCGTCGTGTCCACTTCGAGGCGGAAAAAGTTGCTATTATTGCGGTACAGGGTGATAAAGCCATCGTCGCAATAGATTGCAGTTCCCTCCGGCGGAATAGCGCGGCGAACCTCGTCAAGGATTGCCGCACGCTGCAAGTTTACGTTGCTGCCGTTTTCCGCCTGACAGCACAGCGTGCAAATCATTGTAGATTTTCCGAAGGCGTCCCCCTCTTGCACTTGAAACGCGAAATAGGGAAAAGACGCTTCCTCCGGCACTGCATCCTCGACGTATGCAGGGATTGGCTTGCCCTCGTAGGTGAAGCTGCTCCAAAACTTGTATAGTTTCCGCTGCAAGTCAATCACGCAGTCACCACCTCCGCGTCCGCCTCGCGGAAGTGCATATCGCTCTGCTCCGGCGTTGTCATATCCCGCGCGTCGGACGTGATGCGGAAGACCTTGCCGTCGGAAATCCGCTTCACGCGGTCGTTCGGAAGCAGTTCCAGCATATCGGAAAACACGATGGTGAAGAGTTCGCGGATTCCGTTCTGGTATGCAATCCGGGCTTCCGTGCTGCTGTTGCGGATGAATCCAGCGCGGAACGGCGCGCCGTCTGTCCATGTGACAACGATGCCGCCCATGCCGTCGGATTCCGTGCGCTTGTCGACGATGCAAGCATCATCCAGAAAATCAGTCCACGCCATCAGCCCACCTCCGTGTACATGTGCCTATACGGTCGCAGCTTGTCCGCGAATGCCGCTTGCCACGTCACAACGCCATTGCTGCCAGTCGCCCGCGAATAGCTGTAATGCCCGAACGCTTCCGACGTATAAGCCCCCGTCGGGTTTTTCTTCTCATACTCCGCGCATTCTTTTGCAATCTCGATAAACGGGCGCGGCGGGTACAGAAACCACAACGTGCCGTCGAAAGTTTCCTCCCCGTCCGCGTCCTCCATTGCGCTAGAAACAAGGCTGTGAACGCCGTCGTTCCGCGCGCTGCCGCTGATGTACACATAGGGAGAACCCACATCAGGGACGATTTTACCGCCCGCGATGCGAATCTCCCCCGTGTACTTGCAGCGCTCAAAAAAGTTGTTACACTCGCGCATTGCCATTTCCAGCGTCACAGCCATGTTTCCACCTCCATTATTAGGTCGCTGCCGTCACCGTCGCGCTGCCGGAGCGAATCACGCGGTAGTCGCTGGTGCATTCCGCAACCGTCACCTTCTGCCCGGTAGCAATGGCAAGGTCAGACGTGCCGTCCCAGTTACTCCAAGTGCGCACATTCTGTCCATAGGTCGCAGTCGGCGCGGTCGTACCAGCTTTCACCTTGTACAGGTTGGAGCTGGATTCCTTCGCGGGGCTGACAGTCAGCTTCGTGTTGCCCTTGCCCGTGCCAGCGGCGGAAGAAACCGTCAACTGACCTGTCGCCGCGTCCGTGATGGTTGCAATCCAGATGCTCTGCGGATTGAAGATAACGGGCATGAACAAGCCGGATGCCCGCGTCCAAAGAACAACGGGGTCGTTCTCCACCCACTGCGACACCATCACATAGCGGTGCTGACCGGACTGGTTGACGTTGAGACCCGTGTTGGCAGTATTGACCGTTTCTTCCGGGGTCTGTCCCCACAAGCCCGCGCCGATGCGCGTCATGGCGTTGCCCGTTCCAATGAACGTCATCTTGTCCTGCGGGAAATAGCGCTTCGTGGTGCGAATCGGTCGCCCGTCCGCGCCGATGCCGCCATCAATGGCGTACTGCAAATCGTTAGTGATAACGCGGTTGATGCCGTACTCCGTGGAGAAGAACGTATTCAGCGCGGCGTTACTTACATATGCGCCCTCGCTCAACGTGCCGTTGATGCGCTTCTGGATTGCGCTGTTTGCGCGAATCTTGTTGATAACCTTGCGGCTCGTTACGATGGTGTCCAGCGTCGTGCCAGCGTCCAGCGCGGTATCCACCACGAACTGAATCTGTGCCGGGATGTCCGCGTCCTCGCTGAAATCGAACGTGAACTCCGTCTGTTCCGGCTTCACGCCGTAGTCGATGGTCAGGTCGAGGTTGTTTTCCTTGATGGTCATCTTGCCAGTCGCCAGAACCTCGTTCTTCGCAACCTTGGTTCGCGTAACAACTTGGTCGGCAAGCGTGATGCCGTCTCGGATAACGTAGTCATACATAGCGTCATTCTGCACGCCGGAACGTAGCAGCGCACGCATACGCTCGGACTGGTTAATCTTTACCTTAATCAGTCCCTTTTCAATGCTGTGCGTATCGACTGGGATGCGGGTGGCGATGTTCGTCCGGCTGTCGAAGCTGTGGAAGTCAGCCATCACGGGAAGCTGGTACTGGTTGGCAATCTCCTGCCACTTAGCCACGAGATTTTCACTGTATTCGTCGGGAAACAGCGCATCAACCGGGTCGTTCGGACGAGTGACGTTAAAGCCAACGTCCAGCCACTCCTCCTTGGGGATAAGACCGAAAATATTGTTCTCAAAAGACGGAATCTGCATAGTATTCTCCTTTCGTCAGTACGGGCGAACCGTCGCGGCTTCGGCGGCGATGAAGTAGAAGCCCTTTGCCGTCAGCGCGCTCTTGGCGGTGCTGTTGATTGCGACGGGGAGACGGCTCTCGTAAACCGTGCCGCGCGTCACGACGCTGCCGGGCATATCGCCGCTTGTAACGTCCACGTCCTCGTACACGATGCCGACGGCAGTGCCGTCATTCGCGGGGTAAACAGTCCCCATCTTGACGTACTTCGCGCCGTTTTCGGCGGTTGTAGCGTCCGACTGCTTAATCTGCTTGGTTTCGCGGATTGCGTCTTCCGCGTTTTCAAGAAAATAACCGGGCTGGTAAACAGTCCCGGTTGCCTTGCTGGTAAAACTCATTTGTTTGCTCCTTCCGGCGCAACTGCGCCATACATATCTTGCGCGTACTTCGCCGCCAGTGCTGCGGCGCGTCCGCTGCCGTGCGTGGCATTGCCGCCGCTCGGCGGGGTTGTGGTAGGTGTACCCTGCTGCTGCTGCGTGGAGAAAAGGTCGCCATACTCGCCCTTGAGCGCGTCAATCAGCTTGTCGCCGTCCTTGATTGCGCCCTTGTCGTCGAGTTCGATTCCGTCCAGTCCGCGCTTTGCCATCACAAGGTCTGCAAGTTTCTCTTGCATCCCTTTGCTGGTCAGCAGCTTTCTTGCGGCGGTTGTCAGCGTCGCGGTTTTCTTTTCCGTTTCCACTTGCTGCTTGTAGGCATCGAACGCCTCCTGAATCTTCTGCGCGTCGCCGCCGCTCTTCTGCGCGTCGGCAAGCTGCTGCTTGAGCGTGTCGCGCTCCGTGGTCAGCGCTGCAATCTGCTTCGCCTGTTCCGCGTACTTGTCGCGCTCCGCCTTGATGTCGTTGATTGCGTCGCTGTGGGCTTCCACAATCGCGTCAATCGCTTCATCAGGCACATTCAGGGCTTTCAGGTTTTTCCGGGTGAGGATGTTCATGATTCAATCTCCTTTGCTTCGGGGCGCGGTGCTTTGCGCCTTTGATTGTTTGCGGAAATGCGGTGCTTTGCCTTTCCGCTTATATGCAAACAGCGCACGGCGGTTCTTTGCCATGCGCTGATGTTGCTGTTATTAGTCCATGTTTTGTTTGATTACATCCGCCATGATGTCCACAAGGCGTTCCGCGTTTGCGGAATCTGCGAACGTGTCCGTCATGAACGGTCTGCCTGGTGTGTACCCTCCCGGCATGACGCGAAACTCGCCTTTGTCGCCCAGCTTGGGAAAGAAAACGGCGTGTCCCGCGTGCCCATCGTGTACATAATGCGCGTACTCGACGTTTGTGCCGATGGTTACTTCGTTGTTGTCGGGGTCGATGTCGGCGGTGATGCTTCTCGCCAGATTGCCAGTGTCGTAGACCTTATGCTCATAGCCTGTCACCATCTTCTCGCGCACCATGCCGACGGATTCTTGTGCAACCGCCAAAAGCCCGACAAACATTGCCTGTTCCAGCTTTTGATTGATTTCCGGCGTGTGGTCTACAAAGCCGCTCATTCCTTTCCCTTCTTTCGGATGTTTCCATCTGCGTCTACATACTCGGTGGACAGGATGACTTTCGGCATAATCATGCAGTAGCAATTGATTGTTTCCGCTGCGCTTCCGTTCGGGTCGCCAGGAAAGCGGATGTTGCTGTTCGGGAAGCACTCGCCCTGCTTCGCCATCTTGCCGTGCCGTGCCATATGCGCCTCACGGCTATTCTGGAAGCGGCAAAACCATTTATTGTAGACCGTCACGCCTTGGTCTGCTGCTTCCTGCGATGCGGCATAACTCGCTTGGCTCTGTGAACGCGTCCGTTCCGTCTGCGCTACTCTCCGCGCTTGCCACTCGCTCTGTCCTGTGATGTCGCTGATGCGGTTCATCAGTTTCTTCCTGTCCTCGCCCAGCGTGGACGAAAGCGCCAGCGCGTTTTGCAGCTTGTGGCGAATTTCGGTGTTCTGCCCCAGATTCTTGTACGCCAGCTTTGTGAACGCTGTCTCGTTCGCGGCGAAAATCGCCTTGATTTCTCGTTTGTTTGGCTGCGCGAATGACACCTTGATACCCGCGCGGTCTGCTTGCGCCTCAATGACGGTTTGCGCCTCTCCCAAGCTGTCGGCGTACACGTCGCCCATCGTGTTCCGGATGTCGTCGGTTGCCCGTTTCCCTGCCTTGCAGATTTCCTCCATGATGACTTCTTCCACGCGATATTGGCGGATGAGTTCGCGGACAAAACCCGCTTTCCACCGCTCTACCTTTTCCGGCGTGTCGTAGTACGCGGGCGGCTTTATCTTGCCATCGTCCACTTGTTGCTTTTTCCGCAAGAAGTCTTTCAGGCGCTCCGTGGCGATATCAAGCGCCTCTTGGTACATCGCCTTTATGCGCATTTGCAGTGCGGCTTCGCGCAAGTCGTTGCGCTCCACGTCCGTCACGGCTTGCCCGTCTCCCCAACATCAAAAAATGCAATCAGGACGCGCAAGATAAGTCGAACCGCCACCAGCCACCAGCCGATGCACAAAAGCCAGTCCGGAACGATGACGTTATTTGCCGCCAGCACTTGAAGAATCACCATCAGATACAGCATCTTCTTCCTCCTCGTCTGTCTTCTGCATCGCCTGTTGCGCCATGCGGATGCCAAGGAGCGATTCTTCCTCCCCACGCTTCATGATGTCGTCGATTTCCTCCGACAGAATCATCGGGTTCAGCTTCAATCGCGTCTCCTTGTCCAAATCGCCCTGCGCGGTGTAGATGTTCTGGATAATTTCGCTCTCGTTGGCAATCGTCTGACGCTTGAAGCGGATTGTTTCGGTCTCGATGCCCAGAATCCGAAGCAGTTTCTGCACGAAATCAAAGCACTGCCATTCGTAGGCGTTCGCCTTCAAGTCCAGATTCGCCATGCTTGCCCGAATTGCAACGTTCGTTAGGCTGCCGCCCGTTAGTTCCGACACATCCAGCGCCATATAATCGCGGTATAGCTGCCGTTCCAGCAGTTCCAGCGCGGTTTGACGCGCGGCATACGGCACTTCAAACGTCTCCGGCGTTACTGTGCTGGATGACGTGCCGTCGCTGATGTTCGCAATCGCTTTTAGTCGGTGAATCTGTTCCAGCATCAGCGCAACCTCGTCGAAGTTGCCCCCGAAGTTATTAAGCACCCAGTAAACATCGTTCGCCTTTTCCAGATTGTTTCCAAAGTCGGAAAGAACGATGTCGTACAGGTCTATTTTTGAGCGAATCGCCAGCGTCAGCTCCGTCTGCTTCTTGTCGTTGGCGTATAGCGGCACAATCGGCAGTGCACTATAATTCTCCTCGGACACAAGGCGCTCGCCTGTGATGTCCCTCGCATACGTCCGTTTGTAGGCGCGTTTTTCCTGCGCAACCTCCAAATCAGAGGCATTTTCGCGCGTTTTGTAGACCGTCACGCCGTCCGGCTCAAAAACACGCGCCATCAGCGGCTTGTCGTCGCCAATCTGCCAGAACTGCACCCCAACCATCGGTTCGCCCGTCAGCTCGTCCAGCAGCGCCACGAACCCGCTATTTTTATCCGTGTACGCACGCAGAATCTCAACATGGTCGAGGTTCCAGTACCCCCAGCAAACGCCATGCACCAGCGCATACAGTCCGATTTTCGCAAGTGTCGTGTCGAACCCGATGCCCAGCTTGCCCTTCATCGCGTCGTTTTCCAGCTCCACGCCGTTGCCAAGCAGATAATTAGCCTGCTGCATGGTGAAGCGGCGGAAAAAGTCGCTGTAAATGCGCTGTCCGGGGACTGCTTCCGTTGCCGTCCCCTTCTTCTTGACTATTTTCCCGTCGGCTGTTTTTTGCTCCGCTTCTGATGTGGTTGCTCGCAGCACGACTTTCGCGGAAACAGTATCGTTCTGCGCCTCGTAGTAGCGTTGCGCGATTCCCGCCTTGTCGAAGTCCTCGCTGCGTTTGTATGCACCAATAACCGCCAACGTTGCCTTTCCCTTGTCCGGCTCGTTCTGCCAGTCTTGCCATGTGATTTTTGTGAACATCTGTATCACCCCCCAACATACAAACTCGCGCCGTTTCTGTCGAGAATCCGGCAGCAGCACGCGGCACTGTCCGGCGCGTCGTCATGCTCCGCGTCCTCGGTGTAGTCCATAATTTGCGCGATATAATCCTTGTCCGTGCCTTCCAAAAACACGATGTTCCCCCACCATTTTTTGAGGTATGTGCTGATTTTTAGGTACTTGTTCATCTTCTCCGGGTATGCGCGTACCGCCATATTGCGGCGGCGCAATTCTCGCGCCAAATATCCCTTGTCGCCGTTTGTTTCGCAGTAAATCGGGGCGCACATTAGGCGCTCCGTCTCCGATTGCAGTACATCCATCAGCGTGTCAACGTGCTTGCGCCACAAACGCCCGTACAAATATAGCGTGTCGCCGTCCCGCTTTGCGCACGTCAACGCGGTGTAGTCCTCGCCGCCATAGGCAGCATCAACGTGCGCGATGCCGTCCCGCAGCTTTTCCGCGTCCGGCGTGAACGTCGGCGGCGTGTCGAACAGCGCATTTTCGGCGGCGATGTGACGCAACTCGTAGTTCGCGGCAAACAGAGACGGTGACATTGACTTCCGCAGCTCTTCCAGCTTCTCCGGCACAATCAACCCGGTCGTGTAGCAGTCGTGCTTCTCCGGCGGCGCAACCAGCGTGAACGCGTCCTCGATGTGCCACGGTGTGCCGATGAAGACGATTCGCCCGTCGCGGGTGACGATGTTTCTTAGCTCTTGTATAACGCCCTTGGTGCGCTCTCGTTCTGCGCGGCTGATTCGGTCGTTGAGGTTTACCACGTCGTCACATACAATCAAATCCGCGTGCTTGCCCGTCATCGACGAGCCGCAGCCGATGCCGATTAGCTGGTCAGCACCACGCGGCGAATCGTACACGCTCACCGTCATGCAGTTACCGCCCGATTTCAGCAGCGTCACGTCCTGCTGCATGAGGATTTGCGCCATGTAGCAAAAAGCCTCGTTTGCGAATACCTTTTTGGCTTGCGCAATGCTCTCCACAACGTCGCTGTCGGTTTTTCGCATGAAAATCGCGTTTTTGCCGTGGTTAAGAACGCACCACATTGCAAGCGCCACGGAAAGGCAGGAAGACTTGTAGGATAGGCGATGCGCTTGAAGCGTGTAGTCCTCTGCCCCGAAGATAATGTGCTGCATCCAGCGTCCGTGAAGTTCGTCCGTCAAATCACGGAATCCGCACATTCTGCCGACGGCGGCGGGATGGTATCGCCAGATGTTCCACACTTCATCCCGCGTCAGCGTCGTCATTTTATTTCTCCCCGCGTCTCTTTCAGCAGCTTGTCGATGTCAGCTTTCGCGTCCTCGGACAACTGCGGCGTTTTGACGGTCACGGTGTCGCCGGGGTCTTCCCCGATGAGTTTTGCGAAATACTGCATAGCGGCAAGGTTCCCATCGGCAGCCATTTTTGCAAGGCGCATGATGTAGGCTTCCTTGAATGTTTTGCCGTTTCCCATCGGCTTGTCTGCAAAATCAATTGCAAATTCGCGCAGCGTTTTGTTCCCGCTCCGAACTGCGACGGACTTTCGGTTTTCTTCTCGTGCGTTCAGCGTATTACCCTCGCCATTCCCGAAGCGTTTTCCCTTTTTAAGATTCGCAAGGCTGTTTGGATGTTTCCCGTGCGGATACTGTTTTTTTTCCTGTTCCGTTGGCATTTACTCACCGCCTGATGATTACCTCATGATTTCGCCCGTCTCTCGGTTTACCCTGTAATAGCTTCTCCGTCTGTTGATTGCGGGTGTGCGCCCTTTCAGCGTCCCGCCGTTTTTGAGGCGCAGTCTTGCCTTGCCCGAACCGCTTGCCATGCTTTATTCCCCCTTGCGATTTTTGGTTTCGTATAGTCTATTGTTTTATACTTGTCAATGAGGCTGTCGAACGCTTTCCGGTAGAAGTTGAACAGCTCCTCGTTCTCCTCGAAGTCGAACTGCTCCAAGCAAGACGCGCTCCGCAAATTCGCGCTCCCCGTCAGCACATAATGATTTCCCTTGTGCGTTTCCATCAGTAGGATTTTCATGTGCGTGTTCGTGAAAGCGACTTGCAATTTGTTGTCGATGTCCAGCTCCTCGTACAGATACGGAATCAAATCCGTTTTGTAGTGGCTGTAGAAGTAGCCGGATAGCATCAGATTGATTTTCTCCACGTTGCGGAAAAGCAGCAGATTCTTGAAACTGTCCACGTTGTTCTCTGATAGTGACAACGTTGAGCAGTAGATTGTTTTGAGGTCGATGCCGCGATACATCACAAGTGCTTCCGGCAAGTCGCCAAAAATGAAATTGCCAGGAACAATGCAAGTAGTCCGTGCGTTGCGTTCCAGGCAAATTTTTGCGGCAAGGTCGCGTGCGTATTGAAAATCCGCCTTGTTGTAGATTGCTGACTTCGCCATCTTTGGCTTTAGGATGCGCGTCTGCTCTTCCTCGTCTACGATGGAGAAGTCAGCGACGGAGAAGTCTATATCGTCGTCAAGTGTGATTGTGTCCGGGAAGTGGATTTCCGGGATGTCGAGGTCACCGTCAGGCTCTTTCTTCATGGGCGGATACCTCGATTATTGTGTAGATTCACTTGTTTCTGCGTCGTCGTTTCCTGAAAAGTCAAAATCGTATTCTCCTTTTTTGATTTTACGAGGGTCGCCCTTTACGAAAACAAGAACGTTTTGATGGACACGCACGACTTTGCGCATATCGCGGAATTGTTTTTCGACGCGAACCGCAGCCCCGCAATTCGTGTCCAGTTTTACCATATCGTTATATAGTTTTACGTTGCAGTCTGCAAATGCCTTGATTGTTTCAGAAGTAAATCCGCGATACATTCCCTTTCTGTCGCGTATGTCGGATACAACTACGGCGCAAAACGCGTTTTCCGAAAGAAGCGCTGCCGTCTTTTCGATTATGTCTCTATACGCAGCGATGAAATCCTCGTACTTCATCGTTGATAGGTCTTTCGGATTGTCGCTGTACTTTTCTAAGTCTCCATACGGCGGACACATCAAAAAAAATCAAACGGTGCTTCTTTTTCGAGCATCGCGTCAATATTCGCGCTGTCGCCGCAATGCCACTTCGGCGCTTGTGCGTAATCTGCACGGATTTTTTGTAGAGACGATTCATTTTCTGCAATCTGCTTCGGGCGAATATCTACTCCGTGATACTCGTTGCCGAGGATTGCGGAAATTACGCCGCGAACGTTTCCGCCAGCAAACGGGTCAACGATTTTCCCATTGGGGGGGCAGAACCATTTTACTAAAACCTCGCAGAGAACCGGGTCAAACTCACTTGTCCCGCTGTATTTATGCCCTTGCGCCTTTGCAAGAGAACCGAGACTGCCAATTAGCGAATCAGGTCGTCCTTCCCTGCTGTCGCCAATAACGGAATGCCATTGATTTTTCCGTTTCTGCCATTCTCCACTCCTGCCATCAAGGACAGAAAATGGCGCGAATGTATATTTGTCAGCTAATGATATGCTGTTTTCGTTTGCTTGCCAGATTTCTTCTTCAGGGAGGGGGGCTCCGAAACCGAACTCGCTCATGTCTATATCAACGATTTCCGCCAGCTCTTGGTCAAGCGCCGTAAAGTCCCAGCCGCTGTCCATGTTGGTTTTGTTGTGCGCCAGTGTGTACGCCTTGCGCTCTTCCTTCGTCAGGTGGTCGAGGCGGATGCACGGCACTGTGGGGATGCCGAGCTGCTTGCACGCTTCCAGCCGCCCGTGCCCCTCGACAATCAGGTTTTCCTTGCCCCAGATGCCGATTGGGTCATCCATGCCGAACCGCTTGATGCTTGCCTTGATTTCGTCGATTTGCTCCTGCGGATGCCGCTTTGCGTTTCTCGCGTAGGGTTTTACGCGGTCAACCGGCAGCATACAATCCGTTTCGACGATTTTGATGCCGTTCCATTCAAGCAATGGTTTTCCCTCCTCTTCGTCCGTCACGTCCCCACCAACGCAACAAAGCGCATCGCGCATAAATCCCGCCGCTGAAGAGGCAAGAGCAGCACTTCCATAGTCGCCTCTTCCAACAAAAAAGACGCTTGCATCACTGCTTGCGTCTCTCTTGCTGCTTTTACATTTTACATTATAGCACGAAAATTACTCTCATAACTCTCATTTTTTTATTTCTATATGTTTTTGCTTCTTTGCCATTGCCAGCAATGCCGCCTGATTGCTCCAACGGCTCACAGGCGGCATTCTGTTGCGATTAGGCGGGCTTGATTGCTTCCACCTGCTGCTTGGTGAACAGGTATGCGGTCGTCAGGAAGAACCCGCTATTCTCTTCCTTTGCGTCAACGGTCTTTTCGTCCTTTTTCTGCTTGCGCGTCTTGGGCTTCCAGATGCTCACGGTCAGCGCGGCGTGTTCACCCTTCTTGACCATGTACCCGCAACTCTTCCCCTCGGCGAATGTGTGAATCGGTAGACGCAACCCGTTCATGATATAGGCGGCGGCTTCCTCTTCGGAGAAGATGCCCGCGCTGATGGCGGACTTGGTGATGATTTCTTCGTTCGACATGGTACTTGCTCCTCCTTCCTGTTCACGCCAGCGTTGCAACGACTTCGGGTGCAGCTGGCGTATCTTCTTCGCCTTTCTTCCAGCGAACGATGCTGCGCTCGTAGTCGCCATCCATCGTTTCGTCCCCGTACTGCAACTCGTAGCAGTATTTCTTCGTTTCGTAGTACCAGTTGATAGCCAGCTTCTGCACCATCTTCTCGGTAATGCGGACGCCCTTCTTGATGCTCGCGAACTTCATAATTCTTACCTCTTTCTGTCGGGGGCTTTATTTTTTGTACCGCCCTCCTGACACTATTATTATAACATATACTGCCGTATATGTCAAGGGGAAAATCACATTTTTTCGAGATTTTTTGCAAACTTTTTTACGCAACAAAAAAAGGCGCACCCCAGCGGATGCGCCCGATGCCCTTATTGCTTTCTGTTGCTTATTATTTCACGCCCGACGTAGGCGTTTACGGAATCAACGATTAACTGTGCCACCGAGAGACCACGGCGCTTTGCTTCTTCTTCCAGCGCCTCTTTGCTCCCAGCGCGAACGTCGAAGCGCACCGTCTTGATTCCTTCTTTTTCGCGATACTTCTTCATCGCGCGGACGGACACGTCGCCTTGGTAGTACTCTTTCCTCATTGCCACAACCCCTTTCGGAGGTATTGTAGCATAGGATGATTGATTTTGCAAGATGCTCCCCCTTTCGAGTGGATCAGTGCTGCACTCACTTTCTTGCTTTGACGTTGATAGATTCCCAATTCATTGAATACGCATAGAAAAGCATGGAATTGGCGTCGTCATCGCGGTAAGGGTTCGCAACGCTGCGCTTATACTCGCCAGTCCTACGGTTGTAGGAGTAATCATATTTGAGTGTTGAGTACCACCCACTGTGCTTGAGGATTTTCAGTGTTTTAGCGCTTAGCGTGATGGTTTTCATTGTCTTTCCCTTTCTGTCTGGTGGCTTTATGTTGTACCGCCCTCCTGACACTATTATTATAACATATACTGCCGTATATGTCAATGGGTAAATCACATTTTTTTTGCGATTTTTGCAAAGGAAATCGCGCACCTTTCGATGCGCGACCGCCTCATTCCGCGCTCTGGATTTTCCGTTCCGCGTTACCAATCACGCGGAAGACGTGCTGCTCGGAATACGCCAGATTGTAGCTGATTTCCCGGACGCTCCTTCCCTCCAGATACCGCATTCTCATGCACTGCACTTCCAGCGGACTTTCCAGCGCATCAACCAGCGGCGCAAGCTCTTCGCGCATCCTGCACAACTCATCCCAGATTGCGTTCTTGCGTTCCAGCGCCTCGACGCGGTACAGCAGCCCTTCCTCCGTGCTGTTCATACTTCCGCCACCGCGCGGCGCGTCGCTGATTGTCCGCGTCAGCTTCTGCGCCCGGATTCGCGCCTGCTCCGCTCGCAAGCAAGCCATAGGATACCGCCTGATGAGATACCGCATCCGCTTTAAGTCAACCATTTTCCCCTCCCGCAACCGCCCGCTATTATTTTACCCCTTCAAACGCCTTGATGACAGCTGTATACAGCGCCGGGCGAATCTGTCCGCTCATTAGCTCCGTGTACAGCATATCTTGTACCTTCTCGATTGCCCCGTTTGCCTCCTTCTCGCCGTTTAGCCGCCTGATTGCGTCCTGCGTCGCTCTGACTTTGTAGGCATCGTGGCGGCTTTTGCATCCGCGCGAAACGTTCCCCGCAAGCCGCTTGACGTTCTTTTCCAGCTCTTTCTCAAGCCAAAAGGAGTAACGGATTTCGTCGGTGTCCACCATTGTCTCACTCTCCGTCCATGTATCGCATAATTGCGTCAATCGCTTCTTGGCATCCCTTCGCCACAACGCAGCGGTATCCCTCGGCAGTCAGCATCTTCATGCGCTCTTTCTGCGATGTCGATACCGTCCCGCCCTTCCGCCGCTTCATCTCGATAAAAAGCCCGTGTTCACGTCCGTTGGAGACGGGCAGGAAGATGTCAGGCACTCCTGCACGCGTCCCGGTTCGCTTCATCCTCGCGGCGGTTGCCTTGGCGCGATAACCGCCGTTCGGAATGGCGAACATCCCTTTCAGCCACGGCTTCGTTGCGCTTTGAGCCTCCGCCCAATGAAAAAGGGCTTCCTGCTCTTCATCTTCCGTTGGGGTTACATCGGCATAAATAGAACGCCATGTAGTCCGCACTTTGGATTTGTACATTTTACCCATGCGCCTCCCTGAACATCAATCGTAGTGTATAGCTTCATCACTGCGTTGCAACCCGGGCAGATTGTCAGCGCGTTCAGCCAATCTTGCCTTTCGACCATGTTGCACCTCCTCTCTGCGCCTTCACGCACATTGCCGCAACCTGAACAGCTTCACAAGCCAGCAGTGTAGCTGCCGCTGCTGTTTTGCTTGCGCGTACCTGAAACGCATCTGCATCGTCCCGGCGATTTGCAAGCCACACGTCATTTGCCTTTTGTCGAACGCGCTGCATCTCTTCGTTGGCTTCCTCGATTTCCTCCCAGATTACGGAGAACGCCTCCGGCATGGAGTTGAACGTTTCTCCATGCTCTTTTTGAGCGCGAAGAAGCTCGGAGAACACAACCGTCACAATCTCATCTTGCAATTCTTTCACAATCATCACTCCTTGTTGATAAAGACGCAAGCCACGCAAACCGTAGCTGCCAGCAGACACAACAAGCCCGATAACCGTCACACATGCCGAACCCGTCACACATGCCGAACCTGTCACCAACGCTTTTCCCGTCACACACGCAGAACCCGTCACCCACGCTGCGCATTTCTGAAATAGATTTCTCTCCGCCTCAATCCAGCCGCCCAAGTCACCAGCCTGCACGTTGTGTTCCGGGATGTCGCGTACTGCACGGATGCGGTGCAGTATCTTTCCGCCGATGTTTTTTACTTCGCCAGTAAACTCATACTTCATTTTTGGTTTTCCTCCATCAGGGCTTCGGCGACACCTCCCAACACGAATGCCGCACATGGAAGTGCGATGCCATTGCCCCACATTTTGTACTCTGCACTATCCGTGTGCAGGGAGTTGTACCATTTGGTCAGCGCCTCCGCGCTGTATTTCTTGGCCTGCTTCCCCGCAATGGATGCAGAAGTGTCGCGCACCTGCTGCCAGAACGCCAGCTCTTCGTCGGACAGCATGTCCTTGTGGTCGGGAATGCCCCACCCGTCGGGAAAGCCCTGCAAGCGGCAACATTCCGGCGGCGTCAGGCGACGAATGATGTACTTGCGCGGCGGCTTGCCGGAAAACAGCATATAGGGTGTTTGTCCGGCTTGCATCGTGTGCGTTTTCTCCGCGTCCAGCTTAGCATTCCGGCAGTCCACGCCGTAGATGGTCTCGACAACCAAATTGCGAGGACTTTTGAAATCTCGCGCTGCCATTGTTGATGCTGTGCAATCAGCGACATACTCTCCAAATTTCTGGCTGCGATATACGCGCTTGCTCTGGCAATCCAACGGATTCAGGCTCTCAAAGCCACGGCTTCTTCCAGCGCTTCCCGCAGCATCGGCGGCACCGCCTTGCCCCGTCGCTCCGCACGCTGCAGGATGCCCTTGCATGCCCTCGCGCTCAAATAGTATTTCTCCGGCTCGTCCGCCTGCAAAATCTGCCACAAGGTAGATTCTCTTGCGACGCTGGGGCACTCCCCAGTATTGCGCGTCGAGCTGCCGCCACGCGACGCTGTATCCGTCGCCCACGACCTCTCCGGCTGATTTCCATTTGCCTTTGTCAGGTCGAGGTACTGTGCCGTTCCCGCAGATTTCAACGAACTCTTGGATGACGCATCGGAAGTCTTCTCCCTGGTTTGACGAGAAGGCTCCGGGCACGTTTTCCCAAACAGCGAAAGTTGGATACCGTCCATTAGTTGCTGCCCTCATTTCCTTTATAATTCGGATTGCTTCAAAAAACAGCTTCGAGCGCTGACCGTCATGGATGCCTGCGCGCTTGCCAGCAACAGAAAGGTCTTGACAAGGGCTTCCGAACGTAATTACATCCACAGGCTGTACCTTGTCGCCATGCACCTCGGTCACGCTGCCGAGGTGCATCATCTCCGGGACGCGTGAGCGCGTCACCGCAATGGGGTACGGCTCTACCTCCGCCGCCCAGACCGGGCGGATGCCGGAGAGCGCCCCGGCAAGAGGAAAACCTCCGCTCCCATCAAAAAGACTGCCTAACGTCATTTTCCCTCCCAGGGCGTATTCGCCATTTCTTCCGGCGTGGGCTTCTGCAACCAGCAGCGCCACGTCTCGCCGTAAGTGTAATCGGCGTACCATGCGCGTCCGCCGTCGAAATATATGCGGTGGCTTCCATGTTCCCAGCGCGTTACCTTCCGCGCACAGACGCACGGCTCGTCGTCCCCGTTGTTATCTTCAATCCATACGAGCGTTTCTGCGCTGATTGCCAATTCCGCAAGTGTCAGTACCCGGTTTTTTTTATCGTTCATCTTCATCCTCCTTTTTCGCGTCTAATTCTGCCTTCGTCGGCTTTCTTATCCAAAACCTCGTTTTCATGCACTCTTCCGGCTCTTTTATCAGCTGCATTATTGTCGGTTTCGTCGCGTCATACGTCCGCATTGGCGATTCCAGCACGATAAAGAAGTCGAAGAAATCATTTTCCGCGTACCAGCACAGCAGATAAAGCGAATCACTATCTTCCAGCATTGACCACACAAGGCGTTCTTGTCGCACCTCTTCCATCGTCAGTCCCCGATTCCCCGGATTGCAGAAAGGACTTGTCGCTGCTTTGTATGCCTTGCTCTCTGCCTCTTCTGCGCTTTCGGCGTATACATGTGGGGAATGCTCTCCGCAGTTGGTGCAGCGGTAGTATGCCTCGTAGCCAGCGCCGTTTGGCGTAAATTTTCTCGGGCGCATCATGTATCCGCACCACGGACAACGCGGCAGGTTTTTGTATTTATTCATCGTCGTCGCCATCCTTCTTCTTCTCCGGCAGCCACTTCGCAGCTTTGCGTTCGTCCTCCGTCGGCTTCCGCAGCCAGCAGCGGAAACCACGCAGATACTCATCCAGCGGATAATCCCAAACGTCCCCGCTCTTTGTGTACACCTTGATTTTCTTTTCTGTTTTCCATTCTCTATTTATTACCTCTTCCACAGCTACAAGACATTCTTCAGTATCGCACGCCTCACCATGCCACTCAACAAAACATTCTTTTGAGCAAATATTGTACAGCGACAAAATCTTGTTCGGCTCTTCGTCCCGTTTTAATGCCGCTTTGTAGGCTTCTTCTGCCGTGTTCCTCGCCGGGCTTTCGCTTTCACACTCTTCATTGGTACATTCGTACCAGTGCAGCATTACTATAAAGTCAACATCTTCTGTCCGGCACACGAGACTCTGCTTGTGCCGCATTTTTGAGCCGCAGTACGGACAGCGCGGAGCTTTCTTGTTATCGGGCATTGTTATTTCTCCCTTCGTCGTTATTCCACGCTCTCACGGCTGCGGCTCTTGTTTTCCCAAGCTCACCGATATAGCCACAGTCCAAGCATCTTACCTCAAAACCGTTACCGCCGAAAAATTTAGTCAACATTTCCACGTACTTGCTTCCGCAATTCGGGCAAGGCTTTGGTTTTACTCGCATTACGCCCATCCCCCCTTAAACTTGTTGATGAAGTACACTTGCCCTTTGCCCGTCACTTTCGGCGTTCGCCGCAGTATAACGCTGCCGTCCGACGTTGTGATAGCCGTTTCCTTTATCTCGAAAAGTCCCATATCCATAGCTCTTTGCGTCGGGCAGTTGTGAAGCTCCCCTTTGCTGCACAAATATCCATTCACGCGCAGGAGTTTGAACAGCTTCTTTTCGCCGATTTCAACGCCATTCTGCTGCAGCAGCTTCGCCATCTCGTTCACAAGGATGCTTGTTTTGCTTGCGCTCACAGCATCCGCGAACAGCGCCTTTGGCTGCATCTCCGTGATTTGCTTGTCGCGCTGCTCAATCTGTCGCTGGGCAACAATCAGGGCTTTCGCCATCAGGTCAGCGTCGCTCATGTCTTCCTGCCCTGCGATGTAGCCGCCGCTCTTTCGGATTGATGGGATGACATCGTGCGTAATCCAGCGCTTGAACTCTTTCGCCTCCGGCTTGCGACTGCTGAGGACGAGTGCGTACAGCCCGGGTTCGCTGACGACGGTCACATTTGGATTGCCGCGATTTCCGTCGGTTAAAACGACGGTATTCTTTTCGTCGTCGTCCAGACGTGCCACTGCATCCCGTGCGTTCTTGACTTCCAGCGCTCGGCACACATCCGCCGCCACGAACCACGGCTCTTGTTTTCCTTCTTCGACGAATGTCCGAATGTTTCCAAACCGTTTGTTCTCGAAAACGATGATGTTGTACATGGCTTTCCTCCTTTTAGTCCTTTTTTAGGCAAGTATACCGCATATGCGGCTTATCGAAGCCAAGATGCACAAGCCCCGTTGCGCCGTTTCTGTTTTTTCTGATTCTGCACGTCTGCCACGTCAAACCGTTCGCTTTGCAATTGTGATACATCTGCCATCTGTCGCTGTTCTCGTCCTGCGGCTCTTCCGGCTCGTGCAGGATGAGAAACACGTTCGCGTCCTGCTCAATCGCGCCGCTGTCTCGCGCTTGTGACATATCCGGCTCGCTTCTTGTCGCTTTGCCGAATCCCTTCTCGCTCTCGCGGTTAAACTGCGTCATACAGAGCAGCGGAACGCCTAAATCCATCGCCATCAGCTTTAACTCGCGGCTGATTTGCGTTACCTCCTCCGTACGATTTCCGCACTTCTCGTCGGCTCGCATGAGTTGGATATAATCAACCACAATCAGGCTCAACCCCTGCTTGCTCGCTTTCATTTTTGCCGCCGCGTTTCGGATTTGAAGCGATGTAACTGCTCTTTCTTCGATGGTAACTGGTAAATCTGCAAGCGCCTGATAGCATGGCGAAATCTGCGCGAAATCTTCTAACTCCATCTTGCCCGTGGAAATTTTCTGCAAGTCAACGCCGGATTCGTTCGCCATGAAACGCGCTGCAATTTCCACCGGGTTCATTTCCAGCGACACGAGCAGCACCCCGCCGCCGTGCTCCGCAACGTACTTCGCCATGCAGATAGCAAGTGACGTTTTACCGACACCAGGACGTGCGCCGATGTAGATTAGCTGTCCCGGCTTAAAGCCCCCCAGCATCACGTCAAGGTCTGCGATTCCACAAGTTACGCCATCCTTCTTGTCGAAAGAATTCGCAAGCATGAGCGACGCTTCGTGCATCGTAACCCCGTCGTTGACAGCGGTTGACGACTGTGCCGCCGCCGCGCAATCCGCTTGAAGTGCCGCAACCGATACGCCCGGATTTCCTACATCTTGCAGGATTTTTCGCGCCAGCGTCGCAAGTTCGCGGCGTTTCGCGCACTCCGCCAAAATCGCTATGTACTGTCGCGACATGACGGGCGAAATGCCCATTTGCACGCATTGCATCAAGAGGGCGGTATCTTGGAAGTCACATTGCACTTCTGCATCCAGCGTCACAAGGTCAACGTTTTTCCCCTGCTTCACAAGTCGCATGATTCCGCGCTGACAGGCTTGCATCTGCTTTAATCCAAAGAGTGCATCAGGCAGTGCGGCAACTTCCTGCGCCACGATTGCGTCCTGCATCGCAAGCCCAATCAGGCTCTTTTCCGCGTCCTCGTTGATGTATGCGTCCATCTTTAACTACTCCACGCCCTCGCTAATTCTTCCAGCTTTGTCCGTACCTCTGGATGCTCCATTGGCTGTTTTTTGACGCAACTCATGAATACATCTCTCTGTTTGATTTTCGGCGGTTCGGGCCCTTCAATTTCATCTGTGCTATTGATAAACCTTATCGGGTGCTTTTCCGCCTCAATCCGCGCTTGCTCTCGTTGCGCTTCCTTTTGTTTTTCTTTCGCGCGTCCGTTGATTACGCCTTTAAGGTATCGAATGTTAGGCTTCCCAGATTCTCCGGCGATTTTGACGCATTCCAGCACCTCTTCCGTGCCGTTGTCCGCCACAAGCTGGTTGATATTGTCCATCGTCGCTGTTGTTTCGGGGAATCCTTGCCGTTGCGCTTCGTCCAGCACGGCGTTTGTGCCTTGCTGGATTTCTGCGGCTTCTTCGTCGCTGATGAATGGTGCAGGGGTGTGCGATCTGGGCTTCTGCTCTGGTTCGGGGTTGAGCTGTGCCGATTCGGGCTGCTGGATTTCTTCGGACGGTTCTTTCTTCGGGCGACCACGTCCGCCGGATTTGCCAGCCGCAATTTTTTTCTCGTATCCATCGCTCGCTCTGTCCAGTTCGCGGACAAGTGCGTTATAAAGGTACTTGATTGTACGCGGCATTTCAGCCGTTTCCCCGCTCCTGCCGTATTGAAGATACGCCCTGACAACAAGTCCAATTTCCTCGTCGGACAGCTCCTCGATGTCTTCAGCCATATCGAGCGGAATCGGCACATACTTTACCTTCGCCATTTGCTACCTCCATCAGCCGCCGTTAGAACGGCAAATCCTCGTTGTATACCGGGGTGTACTGCGGCGCGGGCGGTTGCGCCGCTCCGCGTGCTTCCGTCTGCGGTGCATCCTGCTTCGCGCTGTCCAAAAACTCAACATCCTGCGCGAATACTTCCAGCGTTGCGCGTGTGCTTCCGTCGTTGGCGTTGTATGTGCTGACGCTGACGCTTCCAATCACGCACACCTTTCTCCCCTTGGCAAGGTACTTTTGGCACGTTTCCGCTTGCTTATCCCAGACGGAGACGCGGAAGAAGTCTGCTTCCGCCTTTTCGCCCGGTTTCGCGCGGCGATTGACCGCAACCGTGAAGTTTGCGACGCTCTTGCCGCTCTGCGTCGTGCGCAGCTCAACGTCCCGCGTCAGATTCCCGATGATTGTTAGCTTGTTCATTGTTTTTCCTTCCCAGCTTGTATAGCTTCGATATTTTTTCGTCGATTTTTACGGGCTGGATGTGGTACTTTGCATCAAAATCCGCCTGTGCCATCGTGTGGCACTCCGTGTGATGTACCCGGCAAAGCGGTTCGCAAGTCAGCCCGATATGATTGATTTCCGTGCGGTCTGCACCCATGCCGACGCGCTCCCAGTGGTGTAGGTCTGACGGTCTGCGTCCACAGACGGCGCACTGCTTGTGCATCACGCAAGCATAGATGTACGCGCCGATGTCCTCCGAATACTCCACAAGCGGCTGCTTTGTCGGAATGTCATTCACCACGCAGAACTCAACAAGCCAGTCGATGTAAAGCCGCGCGGTTGTCATGTCCACGTCGGACAGGCTGAATGCCTTGATTGCCTCCGCTTGCAGCTTATCAATACGCGCTCGCAGAAACTCCGCCTTGAGCATCGTGTTTAGGTCGCTTTTGTCGCCCTGTCCGATGTATCCCGTCGCGGCGGCAATCTCGCCAATCAGCGCCCACGCTTTGCGCCGCTGCTCTGGACTGATTGCGCGGCAGTCCTGCCAAAGCACCGTGACGGTATCTGATAAGTTTTCCGCATCGGGGCGGGCAGTCTGGATTGTCAGGCTGCCCGGTTGCTCGATGACCTTGCCGATTGTCGCAATCATGGCTCACTCCACGGCTCGCGTTTGGTTTCTTCGCGTGTCGGCTCTTTTTCCCAGCACCGCCACTTTGTGCCGTAGTCCTCTGTGTAGACGTAAAATGTACCAATGCCGATGTTGTAAGGTATAACCCACCACGGGTATGCATCCGTTTTCAGCCATGCGCGAATCGGGATGTTGTCTCGCAGTTCCAGCCACAAGCGCGCCGTCTTCTTGTTCTGCGCGCTTGCTTCGGCAAACGTCAGAACGCGGTTTCGCTGCTTAGTCGTCATCGTCACTTTCTCCCTCCCACGGCGTTTCTGTCATCTCCTGCTTTGTCGGATGCCGCAACCAGCAGCGCCACGTCCTGCCATATTCGCTTGCCGAAATACTGTCAAAATCCTCTGAACCGATTATAAGCCAATCAAATTTTTCTTCCTCTTCGTTGCAAGAATATTTGTACACAATTCTACTGTTTATGCTTGCCCATTCGCCCCATTTCCATTTCTTTTGTTCGAGCCAACAAACGTCCCCGTCTGTGTAACTTCCGTTTCCAATTGCGATTTCTCGCACCTCTTCCAGCGTCAGCAGACGATTTTGTTCTTTTTTTGGCTTTAGCTCTCGCAAGGCATTCACAGCTTCTTCTTTTTTCGCTTTACCGTACACAAACGATGAGTTTGCGCCGCACTCGTCACATGACAAGCGCCCAACCCAGCCATCATTGTCCGTCCGGAAAACGTCGCCTTTGTTTGCTTTCATTTCTGCACCACACCACGGGCAGCGTGGAAACTTCTTGTTTTTATTTGTCACAGTTTTTCCGTCCCTTTCTCCATGCGTTCTGCTTGAAGTTTGTAATAACGTTCCCGTGCAGCTTTACAGATTTTTTCTCTCTGCGCCAAGTAATGTTTGCGATTATATCTCCGCCAATTTTCTTTGTTTTTCCAGTAATATTCGCGATTCCGTTTTTGCACCTCTTCCTTGTGGGCTTGATAGTAAGCCCGCTGATATTCGCGATGCCGTTTTTGCACCTCTTCCTTGTGGGCTTGATAGTAAGCCCGCTGATATTCGCGACGTGCTTCCCCGCGTTCAGCCATCTGCGTCAACTCGCTTTCCTGTGATAAATTCCGCTCTCGGCAGCGTCTCAATCCATGCGCAGAACGCCCTCCATTCCGGCAGACGGTGGTTTTTCCGCTGCTGGTAGATGGTTTTAAGCTGCCGGTAGTTGGTTGTCATCCGCGCCGTCAGCCGCAAGCCAACAGGCACGTTATAGAGAACTGCAAGATACCGTTCCGGTGTGGGGGCTTCCTTGTACTCCGCAATCAGCTTCTCCACAAGCTCGATTGTTTCCCGGCGCACATAGTCGATACATTGCTTGTCGATGTCCATGCTCATAATTCGGTGCATTGTGGACTGGCTCGAAACGAAGTCCAGAAAATGATACCGTTCCGCTTCCACCCACGCCTTGACGGTGAACGTGAGGTCAAACTGCACGACGATTCCCGTCAAAAACTGGTCGTGTCCGCTCCCCGTCTGGCAGTTTGCAAGCGCCATCGTCCGCTCTGTAACTTCCGCGCTGCAATTCTCCGTGTCGGTTGCCATCGGATAGCGGCTTGCCTTTACACTCGACGCAAGCCCCATGATTTCCACGTTGCTGACTACATTCATTGCCTTTCCCCTTTCTCAATTCGCTCCACCATATCAAACGGGTCATCGAAATCCAGACGGATGCCCGTCTTCTCCAATACCTCATCAATCAATTCCGCTGTTGTGAAGTACGCTCCGGGTTGCAGATACTTTTGCGTTGCTGTCAGCATCCGATAAATTCGCTGTGCGCCGAATCCGAACTCTTCTTTCATCGCAAGGCACATTCCGGCGAAAATCATCTTGATTGCGTGGCGTTCCGCGTCCTTCGCTCCGCGCTCATACTCGCGTTCATAGCTCCCACGCGCCCTCATGATGCTCTGCGTGGCGTGGGTCATGTCCCGCGCCGCTTTCCTGCGTTCTGCCCTATTCATCATGATGCCTCCCGGAAATTAGCTTTCACCGCGTCCATCAGCGCCTTTGCGTCCGCCATCGTCATCTCTTTCGTCGGGATGTTGCGGACGATGTTTGCTTCCACCAGCGCGGCGCGAACTCTGCCCAACTCCTGCATATCCATGCCGATGTTGCTGCATTCGCGCATGATGTAGTTCGTCGGCGTTTCTGCCGGGTTCTCTGCGTTCTTTGGCTGCGGCTTCGGCTGTTCGTGCTTCACTTCGTGCTTGGTTTCGTAGCTCTCGCCGTCCGGGTCGGTCATCTCCTCCGTAGGGATGCAGAACACTTGGAACAGCGCGTACTTATAGGCAATTGCCATCGCCTTATTGCTTGCCTTGTCGCCGCTGTCCATGCCCTCGCCCAGCGTTACCGCCTCGACAAAGCTACCGTCGGTGGTGTAGAAGCGGAACGCGATTTTCAGCAGACTGTACCGCAGCTTTACACCCTTCACCGTTACCCTCTCTTCGCGTGTTTGCTCCAACACCTGCGGAACGGTGAAAATCTTGTTTTTGGTTAGCACTGGCTTTAGTGCGTTCATGACATCGTCGATGCCACGAAATTTATAGCCTATCTCTTTGCTGTATTTGTCCTTGCTGATTGCCCCGATGTCCGCCATCGCCGCGCTAATTGCGGCGTAAATCTGCCCGTTTTCCATGCTCGTTCCTCCTGTCAGCACTCGTACCATCGCTGATACTGCTCGTTTATGTACTTCTCCCAGCGCCAATCCTCTCCCGTGCGGCTGGCTTCATCAACCCTTCGCACGGGCTTCCTGCACCCTCGCGGCACTTCGTCCGTTTGGCTGCATCCGCAGTCGCAGCACTCTCCGCTATCCAGATATGCCCCACATAAGCAGCAGCGTCTCGCCATTCGCCTCACCCCTTCTGCACCGCGAAAACCGGGTCGCGCGGAATAATCTTGATGCCGGGAACGACTTCGCCCGTAATTTCATCAATTGCCTGCCTGTTGTTTTCTACAAGCAGCCCTTTCAGCGCCGTCCATTTCAGCTTCGGCACGTTCTCCACGCAGGACGGCGCATTCTTGGCACACCACGCGATAATTTGCGCATCGTCGCGCTCGTACTCCGGCGCTTGCGCCTTGCGGACAAGGATGCCGCTCGGCAGCTTGTACTTCTCGCTGGTTTTCGTCGCCTTGTGCGGAACGGTGTCGAAGTAGCTTTCCAGCAGGGCGGTGAAGTAGTCAATGCTCTGCTGGTTGGACTGCGCCACGCGCTCACTCTGCGCCTTGTAGTAGTCCTTCCATTTCTGCGTGTCGGCTTCCAGCTCTGCGATGCGGCGAACCGCCCAGTCCGCCTTCTGGTCGTTGTCGATGACAAAACCCGCGCGTTCTTCCTGCTCGTTTTCCTCGATTTCGCTGATAAACTGCTCCATATATGTTGACTTCCTTTCGTTTTTGTGTTAGACTGTAAGTGGCTTAACCGCCACTTACCCTTTCTGTCTGCTCGTGTTCGCGCTTTGTACCCGCGGCACGGGCGCTTTTTTTATGCCCGTCTCCGGGCAATTGTGCCATCAGGGTTCATCAGTCCGCGCGCCACAAGGTCGTTACGCTTCTTGCGCTGGCGGATGACCTCGTTCTCCTGCTCCTGCGTCGGGTAACGCTTTCGGCGCTCCATCTCCTGCTCAAAATCGCTGACAGTGACGCGGATGGTTTCGTGCGCCTTGCCGCCGATGCAGATGTGCGGCATCTCGCGCATGAATTTCCTGGCACTCTCCTTGCTGATGCAGAGAATTTCGGCGACGCGCTCGGTGTTGAGGTACTGCGTCATTTCGCGCCACTCCTTTTCTCGATTCTCGCAAGTGTGTCGGTCATACAGGCGATTGCCTTTCGCAGGACTCCCTCGTACTTATCGCGATTTATCGGGTTGTCAATGCGCCCGTCCTCCGATACGTCGCGCTCAATTGCACTTTGCAATCCCATCACGTCCTCAATCGCGAACCGTCCTCGGAGAACGCTCCCCGCCGTCGTTGTCTCATCTACGCCGCGATAATGGCGGCGGTAGCTATCGCAGTTTGATAACATCCACTTATGCCACAATCCCGGCGCTTTATAGGCGATTTCCAGTCGGTCAACGTCGTCTGGCGACGGGAACGCTTCGCCTCGCTCCCAGCGTCCAATCAGGGCTTCACAAACCCCGATTTCGCTTGCGATTTGCCACTGCCGGATACCTGCATTTTCTCGTGCTTTCCGCAGCTCATTCCCTCCAAATTCGGTCATTTATTTCACCGCCTTCTGTGTTATTATTTCATTAGGCGCAAAGGCGAAAGCCGTCGCGATTACCTCCGCGATGAAATTGCCCTGTGCGTCAATCTCCCCCGCCTGATACCGCCCCGTCTCGGACAGTGCGCGGCTATACGCTCGCTCAAACGTCAACTTTGTAATGTCGTCCGGCGTGTTGATGCCCGCCATGTTACAAACTGCGTCGTAGACGATGCGCATTGCGGCGCTGTCTCCCAGATGGTTGCGAATCTGCTTTACGATTACCGCGTCGATGGGACACCACCGCAGCCCCTCGCCTTCCTCTGGCTGCATCGTTACGCCGGTTGCTCGTTGGAAGTCAGTCATTTTGATTAGCCTCCCTCAGTTGCTTTGTTTTGGCAAGCAGCTTGTCCATCGCGCTCTCATACGCTCTGTAAACGGCATTCGCGTTGTGGTAGCGGTCTTTCCATTCGTCCCCGATGCTGCATCGCTGGAACATTTCCTTGTGCTTTTCTTTCCGCCCAACTCGCGTACTATACACGATTTCGTTCCAGACGCGGCTTGCAAAACTTTTGCTGTCGCATACCATGTCGAGGTTGCGGATTATTTCGGTTGCATTGCGAAGCAGCACATCGTTGACCATGTTCGCTTCCCAGATTGCCGCCCGCGCCTCTGCGTTTGGCACGATCTTTTCGGGAATCACAAGCATTACCCTTCCCCCCCTTAGACAGCAATCGCCGTCTTGTCCATTTCATGCTCAACCGCCAACAGCAGGGCTTCCATCACGGCTTCATACGCGCCGTATGCTTTGTTGATATCGTCCCAGCCCCCCAGCCTCGCGAACTCGTCGCGCGTCATGGCTTTCAGCTTCCGCGCGCTCTGACGAATGGCGAAAATCGTCTTGTTCGCGTCCCCGCGCGATACGCAACCGCGCTGGTTTGCAATTTGCAACTTGATAGAATCCTTTTCCATTGTGATACCCCTTTCTATCTTTGCGCTTTTTGCGCTATCAGTCGATAAGTGTCCACCAGTCCACGCCCAAAGTCGGCGCAATGCTTTTTGCAACTTTCGGCGTAACGTTGCGTTCACCATTCGCAATCCGCGAAAGCATTGATTCCGAAATCCCCGTGATTCGCGCAATGTCCGCCATCTTCAACCCCCTGCTTTCTGCAAGGTTTCTAATGTTTACCAACGTTTCTCCTTTCCTTGACTTGCCCAGCGGTCAAGTTTTCCGCTAAAAAAAATTGATTTTCTTTCTTCTTCTGGAGGGGGTGTTTGATTTTCCACCCTTCCCCGTGATAGACTACTTGTGCAGGATTCTGTTTTCGCGTCGTCCCTCGCGTTCTACGCTGATGTAGGTTGCTACCTCGTTAATCAGCCATAGCGCGGCGATGAGTGCGATGCTCAAGCCCAAAAGGACGAATCCTGCCGGGTCTGCGTGTGGCATCTCCGTGTCACTCCTCTCGTAATAGTTCTCGGTGGGAAGTGTGAAATACGTCCTCCAGCGCTACCAACACTTTGTAGGACGTGTCACGCTTCCCAGTCTCAATCATGCACAGCATTGGTACATTCACACCGACACGCTGCGCAACGTTCTCGCGCGACCAACCGTTTGCTTCGCGCATCCGTTTCAGTTGCCTGTACATTGCTCTCCCTTCTTGCTTGAGGTAATTTCTTGACTTACCTCTGATAACATTATACATTCACTTTGCGTGAATGTCAAGGGGTAAACCATGTTTTCACGCGAAATTTTTGCTTCTCGACTGACTAATCTGTGTAAAGAAGCTGGCATTACAAACGCGGCGTTTGCTGATTCCTGCGGCATCACTCCCGGTGCGTTGTCGATGCTCCAAAAGGCAAATCGTTCGCCAAGTGTCGAGCTTCTTTGCAAGATGGCGGACTTGCTCGGCGTAACGGTTGACTATCTTTCCGGCAGTGACGATGCGCCGTCTCCCAAAGAAACGGACACGCTCTACTTGGAGATTTCCGCGCTTGCCCCGTCAGACCGGGAAGAAGTTATGCGGTATGCTCGCTATGTCCGAGCGAACCCGCGCAAGTGAGGTGATGCATCGTGCCGTTCCCGGAAATTCTACTTGCGCTTCGGCTCTCGAACGGGCTGAGCCAGCAACAGCTTGCAGAACGCGCCAATGTCGCAGAGATAACAATCCAGAACTACGAATCTGGAAGAAGCAACCCCGTGCCGACGCGGCTTCTCGCAATCGCGGATGTCCTCGGCGTTTCGCTCGATACGCTCGTTGGACGCGATGAGAACGCGTTCTCGCCGCCAGACTTCGACCCGCTGATAGAACAGGTGAAGTCTCTTTCCGCGCTCCAGCGTGCTGATGTGATGAAGTACATCGAGTTCATCAAATCGCGTTCCTGATGCGCGCTTGCGCTGGACACACACTCTACAAGGGCAAAAACGGCGCTCTGAGCGCTTCCAGCCCATCAGGTGAGGAAATACCAGTCTGGACGTGCAAGCGCTCCTGAGGGCGTTTTTGTGCGAATTAGACGTTGCTTCCGCGCAAAGCCTTTTTCGCGTCCGCCTGTGTCGCCCAGACTACTTCTCGCTCCCATCAATGGCGTGCTGGATGATGTGAATCATCTGCTGGTTGACGCTTCGGTTTTCGCGCTCTGCAAGGACTTGCAGCTTGCGATGAAGCCCCGCGCCCATTCGCAGTGTGACTTTCCTGCTGTCTGCCGTCATTGTGCCGTCACCTCTCTTTTATTATATAGTGCCGTCACCTTGCTGTCAAGGTGCTGACCGAAATTTTTTTTGAAGGTGGTGATTCCCTTGCCGTCCGACCTCCCGAAGTTTACGCTCCGCACCGACAAGCAGACGCTTGACAAGTTCCGCGTGGTTGCGCAAAAGAACCTGCGAACCGTCAACCGCGAATTGGAGATGCTAATGCGTCAGCATATCGCGGACTATGAGGACAAGCACGGCGAAATCGTCCTCCCTCAAAATCAGGAATGATTGCTATGCAGTCATATCCTATGCAGGAATGGAGGTGAGTATGCCTTGCTTGAATCAGAATATCGTCTCTGCCGTGACTTTCAGCGCGGCAAACAACTTTCGGCGAAACAGATTGCGCGGTTGCGTTCATCTGGCTTCTTGGAGCAACCGCTATGCCCCGCAGACATTGAAGCACATCCGCCGGACTATGTACCGCAGTTAAACCGTCACGCTCTGGAAGAGATGGAACGGTATCGGTCAGGTCGCTTTCGCTTATTGCTCGAAACTTTTGATTCGCTTCTGCATTTCTTTGATTCGAGGTTCTAACTGCCGTTTGCTCTGATACACGAAAGGGGTATCACGATGAAGAAGTTTGTTTCCGTCCTGCTGGTTCTCTGCTGCCTGATGGCTTCCTGCGTCCCCGCGCTGGCTGCTGTTGATGTTTGGTCGAGTGATAGGGTTATAGACTGCATCAAACGCGCAATGTCCGATTCTTTTGATGATTACTCCGTCACGCGTGTATCATCCGAAGAATTTCAGGCAGATATTGTATATGACGAACTTCTTACTGCAAAGAATTGCCAACCAGCTTATTATAAGGCTCTTCGAGATTCCTGCACCGAAACGTTCATGCTTGCCGCTTGGCGTGTCTGGATGAATTACTATCCAACGACCAAGATAACATTTCGCTTTGTTGACAGCTTGCATAAGAAGCCAATACCGTACTGTACTTTTACCGCTCTTGGAAGCGGAAGTAACTTCTCGTTTGATGAGCAGCCTTACGGAATAGGCATCGGTAACGACTACGTTGCGCTTGGCGCAGACCCCCAATTTATGCAGATGCTCATTGATAATTATGGGGCTTTTGGCACGGATTTTATTGCTCTTTACAGCGAAGAATCCGGCTATATAATCCGTGCTGATTCCGTGTTTTCCTCGACGTTTGTTGGCTATCTTAACGCCGGAAATACTACGGTTGTTGAATATCTGCGCTCAATCTACAAGTATTCCTTGTGGAACATGATTCATGACTATAAGGACTGCGACCCCAATAATGTAAGCGTTACCGTGTTCTTTGCAGACGGGGACAATTACGTTTTTGAGATACAGTACAAAAACGGAGACGTCACGGAAGAGTTGCTTAAGTAAACAACTATGAATGAGCAAATTCCAGAAAGCATCCAAACTTTTCTTTGAGCATAGCGCTGAAGCTCACCCTACGCCTGCAACAGACACTCTCGAAAATAGGCAAAGCCTTTTTCAAAAGCGCC